CGTCCCACCGTCCAGCGCCGAATTTTCACACAGAAGCCGTATGACCAAGGAGAGCAGATGCTAGAAGTAACCAAAGAAAGCAGAGTAGAGCAGTTGGAAGCACTGTTGGAGATCTTGGCAGCAGCTATAGATGAAGCTCCAGGAGCTAGAGATCTAGCACAGCTTTCAAAGCAATATAGAGAAACGTTATTAGACATAGAGAACATCAAAGGAGTAAAAGACCAAGATGATGAAATCTCAGAGATCCTCTCAAACAGGATTGCTGATGGGAAGTCAAGTGCCGTCCGTAAGGGTAGTACCAAATTATGATTATACTGATGGAACAGATGCAGTAAAGATACTTAGCATTGGTAAACTGCATGTAGATCCGTGGCAAGGCGAAGTGCTTAACGATTGGATGGGGAGAACCGAAGATATATGGTCTGCTTCTACATGTGGTTTATCAGTGCCAAGACAGAATGGTAAAACACTTGATACATCAGGAAGAATAGTAGCTGGAATGGTTATGTATTCTGAATGGGTTATATACACTGCACATTTACAGAAAACAGCAACGGAAACTTTTTTAGAGATTAGAAGTATATTTGAAAATCCAAAGATGTTCAAATATGTCAAAGAAATAAAAAATGCCCTTGGAAGAGAGCAAATCATTCTTAACAATGGTGGAAGAGTAGTATTTGTCGCAAGGACAAGAAACGGTGGTAGAGGTTTGCATGGTGATTGCCTGGTGTTTGATGAAGCACAGGAATTAACACCTGAACAGCAAGCCTCTTTTTTGCCAGCATTGGCAGCTTCACAGAATCCACAAACAATATATTTGGGAACACCACCTGATGAAAATAGTTTTGGTTTAGTTTTTGGAAACATAAGAGATAAAGCCATTAATGGATTAAGTGAATCAACAGCCTGGACGGAATTCTCTATTACTGAAATCGGTAATGTAAAAGACAAAAGCAGATGGGCAGCAACAAATCCAGCACTTGGAAGAAGAATAAGGCTTACAACTATTGAGGCTGAATGTGAGCAGATGGATGAATTAACATTTGCTAGAGAACGGCTAGGATATTGGCAACCAGCCAAGAAAGAAATAATTGATTATGCCATAGATCATGAAAAATGGGATGAATGTGCTTCAGAAGAGTTAAAGCCTGAGGGCAGAACTGGTTATGGTGTTAAATTCTCTACTGATGGATCTGAAGTAGTTCTATGTGGTGCTGTTATTGATTCAAACGGAATTGCAAGAATATCAATTATTGAAAGAAAAAGTACAAGTCACGGTATTAGGTGGTTGTCAGAATGGCTGAACGAGAGATACACAAAGGCTTGCTGTGTTGTTATAGACGGCAGAAACGGAACAGATCTGCTAGTGGATAGAATTACTGATGTATGGAAGTATAAAAACTCTGTTATCAGACCAAATAGCAAAGATGTTATAGCAGCTGCATCACTGTTGATAGATGCAATCAATGAAAACAAGATAACTTGGTACAAATTCCAAGAGGATTTGAATGATTCGGCTAAAACATCAATAAAAAGAGCCATTGGTGGTGGTTATGGTTTTGGTGGTGAAAATTCGTTACCACTTGAAGCATGTGCGCTGGCTCTTTATGGAACAAAAAACAGTAAAAGAGATCCATCAAGAAAAATGAGGATCGGATAGGACAAAACAATGCATATATCAATATCAAGAGTAAACGGATTACCTGATGATGTACTAAAAACGTTTTTAACATTGTTGGATGTTTACAATTACCATCAGATGAATAATGCAGTAAAACAAAAATATTATGAGGGAGCTGTAACATTAGGTGATGTTAATCTTGGCATTGCACTTCCTGATGGACTTAATAAGTTATCAATAGGCTGTGAATGGGGAGCAAAAACAGTTGATGTACTTGCTTCCAGGTCAATGTTTGATGGATTCGTTTCAGAAAACGGATTTGATGTTGATGTACTGAACAAGATCATGCTGGATAACAACCTGATCACACAGTATACAAAGGCTTGCAAAGATGAGCTGAAATTTGGATGTACTTTTGCAACTCTATCAGCTGACAATGAAATGGGTTGCAAGATTAGATTTCATTCACCACAGACAGCATCAGCATTGTGGAGTGGCGAAAAAGGAAGAATTTCATGTGGTATGGCAATTATAGATACTATACCTGATGAAAAAGATGAACATATATGGAATCCATCACATATCAATTTGTATACAGATACAGATATTTGGGAAATCCAATACTACAACGGAAGCTGGAACGCAGTAAGGCATCCTCACATCATGGGCAGACCGTTAATGGTGGCAATGATATGGAATGGTACATCTGTAAAGCCGTTTGGTAGGTCCAGGATTAAAAAGCCTATAAGGGCATTGATTGATGGTTATATCAGAACACTTGCGAATGCAACAATAGCACTGGAATTTGATACTGCTCCTCAGAAATACATATTAGGTGTAACAGATGAACAGTATGATGCAATCGTAAGTAATAAATTCAAACAGTACGTTGGAAATATACTTGCAGCAACAACTAATCCTGAAACTGGTGAAAAGCCACAGTTCGGTCAGCTTACACAGGGTTCGTTACAACCACACGTTGAAATGATCAGAATACTTGCAACACAGTTCAGCGCTGCTACTGGTTTAACAGTTACAGATACTGGAGTAGTTAATGATGCAAATCCTACAAGTTCAGATGCAATACTGGCACAGAGTCAAACTCTTGTATCACTTGCAGAACAGTTAAATAGAGAAAATGGCAACTCTTTGCGAATAATCGCAACAATGGCTGTTGCTATAAATGAGAATAAATCACTTGCAGATCTTACAGATGAAGAAAAGAGCATAATTCCACACTTTAAGAATCCAGCAATGCCTAGTGTATCAGTAACAGCAGATGCAGCCATTAAAATTGCAAGTTCAAGACAGGAATTCTCTAGCACAGACACATTTTTGGAGATGATCGGCTTTGACCAGGCAGATATCAGAAGAATAAAAGCACAGGAGCAAAGAGTCAGAGGTCAGCAGATGCTTCAGGAACAGGAACAGGCAGATCAGGAGGCAGCAGAGCTTGAAGAAATGCCTGAAACTCTTGATGAAGATGATGAAGATGAAGAAATCACTGATGATGCTGGAGAAATTGATGCAATGTTTGATGATTTCCTCAAAGAAATGGAGAACATGTAATGGGTTATGCAAGTCAATACTATGATCCACAGAAAGCTCACGAATATTATGAAAAGCATAAACAGTTAAAAGGCAAGACTTCTACAAAAGGACTAAATGAAACTGGGAAAAACGCAGCAAAAATGGTGCGTGAGGCTTTGATGGCTGAAAAGAAAGAGTTCAACAAAAAAGTCAATGATATGGCAAAGGAAAAGAAGAAAGCCATTAGAGAAGAACAGAAAGAAAAGATTGCCCAGGTAAGGGCAGAGCTTAAAGAAAAGCTAAAAGGACTTTCAAAAGAAGAGAAAGCCAAAATAAAAGAAGAATATGCAGCTAAAATAGGCGAAATGCGAGAAGAAACCAAATCAAAGGTTAAAGAAGTTAGTGATTTAGCCAAAACTGTTAAAGATGCTGCCAAAGAAGAGTATCAGAAGAAATACGAAGCAGAACTGGATAAAATCAAAGGTGATAGTGGAATGCGACAGGCAAAAAAAGCCAAAAAATCCACTAAAAGCAAAAAATAATGAAGATATCGACACAAGATTGGCTGAACTACATAAATAGATTATCAAGATTATCCAGTGCTGCTGGCGAAAAGATGAGATCTTACATAGAAAATCACGGCTATGATGATCGAGATGCTTTGATAAATTATGCTTACGCATTAGTTACTAAATATGGTGAAGGTTCGGCAGAATTAGCTTGTCAGATGTATGATGCCATATCAGAAATGGAAAATGTATCTGTTCCATCTGCATATCCAGCAGCAACAGCAACCTATCAGGAAACTGCAAAGGCAATAAATGGATCATTAAAGCAATCACCTGGAGGCAATCTGATTGATAGTGTAGCACAAAGACTTGTGAAACAGGCTTCAGCTGATACAATGCTGAAAAATGCAAAACGAGATGGAGCATATTTTGCCTGGATCCCACATGGGGATACTTGCCCATATTGTCTAATGATGGGAGGCATAGGTTGGCAGAAAGCTGGCAAGAGTACACTGAATGGAAATCATGCAGATCATATACATGCGCATTGTGATTGTCAGTATGTTGTTGATTTTAAGGGAAATTTACAAGTTTCTGATTATGATCCTGATAAATTACAAAATGAAATGCTAGAAGCATCAGGATATGATGATTATAGTGATTTTCTAGCTGACAATGCAAAGAAATCAACCAAAGGAAACAGAACTGGACTCAACGCAGTAAGGCGAATGAGGTATGAAGAGAATAAAGATGTAATAAATGCTCAAAAAAGAGCAGCATATGCA